CCTCTGAGCAATTAATAATAATCCAGTCACACTCCATCTCATTGCAGAGTGCCTTTGCGACTGTTGTCTTGCCAACACCAGCAGTACCAGAGAAGAGCAAATTTTGAGGTTCTCCCTTAGCAACCATGTCGCTGAAGGTAGACTTCAGCGACATGGGGCGAACGCAATCTTCAATGGTCTGCGGACGATACTTTTCAACCCACAGAAAATTTTCTGGTTTCATTATTAAGATCCATAGTTAGAGGTATTTGCTTCCATCGCATACCAGTACTTGACAGGAATAGACTGGTGAATGAATTCACCCACAACATTCTTGGCAAAGTTAATCTTATAATCTCCAGGAAGAATCTTGATATTCTCCATCTTAAAGTTAAACAAGAATTCGGGACCATTATACTTTGTCCCAGAAATTACCTTATATGAATTACTGGTAGGATCTCCAAGATCAGAAACCATAGCAACAATGTCACCATCGTCAGACTTAAACGACATATCAGGAAGTTGCATCACGGATGCTGCTTTCTGAAGTTCATTGAAGTTCTTTTCGGTGAGAATAATACTCACATTGATTTCTGGCATATTGACATCCTTTGTAGGACATGTCAATAGTCGTGGTTCTGAGTAGTAATAATTGACTACAGAATCTCCACCATTCTTGATCTTGACGCTCTTATCTCCAAAGGTGAATGTTGGAGTATTGAAGAGACTGACTACACCAAGAAATTTATTGAGATCCCAAATGCCGAACTCAACATTAAAGGTTTCTTCAATGGTAGCGACTGCCATACCTGTCTTGGATGGTGTAATCGTCTTGATTACATTTCCTGGTTTTACTAGAATATTGGAATTTAGACTTGAGAAGTTCTTAAGAATTGTTAGGGTATTTTTCGAAAAAGTCACAGTGCTCATAATTTACCTCATGAAGTTATCTTCAAAATTATCGTCCTCAAAGTTGCTTTGGACATAATTTTTCAGTTGTTGTTTTGATCTATTCTTCTCTGAATCTTTTTCCTTACGGGAAACAGATTTCAATTGTTTAGGTGGTTTTGGCTTTTCTTTAAATTCATTACGCCCCGTATTGGTGTTATTCATAACTTGTCCTATTATACCATGTTTTAATCATAATTCAACCCAAAAAGCATTATTTCTTTCTTTAACATAAGTGTACATTATCGCTGTAGACGGAATATACCATCTATCTCCAACTTCAGCATTTTTTGGTAATTGTTCTTGAATAAAGAAACCAAAATTTCCTCCAGTTTCTTTCCAATATGCTGAACCTTCCTGTGTTCCTGGAATTTTAGTGGTTGTTGCCTTTACACAAACATAAATTTGAGAATTGTGTTCAACAGAATCACCTATAAAATAAATATAAGGATGACCATCAACATCATATTGCCGAAATTTTCCTCTAAAATTAAGTGTATCTACTTTAGACATGTCTTAACTATATATGATCTTGCTAAAATTATTCTTTTTCTCAACGGAAATAATCGTTGAAAATTTATCAACAAGTTGATCTGCTTTGTGACTAATAACATACACATTCGCTTTGTCGCTTATAAGTTTTAAAAGTTTCATAAGTTCGTCCATGCCAACGGAGTCTAGAGAGGAGTCGAACACCTCATCAAGAATCAAGAGATTACAACTGACGCTATTCTTGAGTCTTGCGATCTCTCGCCATGCTAGCAATAGTGCCAGATCTATACGCATTTTCTCACCTTCGCTAAAATTCATGTAACTAAAATCATCACGATAGCGAGATTTAATCTGTTCATTGAATTCCTCATCCAGTTGAAACTGCACAAAGAAATCCATGGACGATAGAAACTTATTGATGAACTTATTCATGTGAGGAAGATAATACTTGATGATCTTTCCCTTGACTCCCCCATCGCGAAGTAACTCACCTGCGAATTCATGATACATCAGATCACTCGAATGAATTAACTTTTCCTCATCTAAAGCAGCAAGTCCACCCTCAAACATCTTGAGTTTTTCTTTCTCCTCTACAAGATCATCCTTGATTGCGGATTTATGCATAGTGCTACGAATCCGTTCAATCTCTTTATTATACGCTTCAATTTCTTTGTTGAAGGAAGTTACTTCATATATGAGATTGGTTGTATCCTGAATGTGACTTTCAAATTTAGTGATATCATATTGAAGAGAATTGCTATGATCTTTGGTAGTTACCATATCATCTTCTAAATTAGAAATCTCATAATTATTCATCAACACCTTTTCTTTTTTGACTTTATCATCAATAGGTTGGGTGCAAGTTGGGCAGGTACAATTTTCCTTAAAGAAGTTTATCTCCTTCTGTTTCTGATCCTTTGAAGTCTTCAATGTGACGATATGGGTACGACAATCTTGAATTCTGTTGGTTTTGTCTTTTAAAATTTTCTTTGCATTATTAATATCTTCTTGTAGACCCTCAACCGAAAGATTTTTGCATATTAAATCATATTGAATTGTTTTAATCTTTGTCTCTAGTTCAGTAATTCGTTGATTCTTTACATCATCATCTTCGGTGTTCTTCTTTTCAAGAGTAGCAATATAACTCTTTTGAACATTAATCTTGTTCTTTTCAATTTCAATCTTCATGCTGAGTTCTTTGATCATTTCCTTTAATGAAAGAATCTTACCCCTGAGCACGATATTCATTGTGCTGAATATATTGATGTCAAGAATATTTTCAATAACAGAGCGACGATCTGCTGCCGACAACTGCATGAAAGGAACAAATGAAGAACTACCAAGAATTACCACCTGCGTGAATGTCTTGTAATTCATCTTAAGAATTTGATTCTCAAGAAGTTCCTGATAATCAAGACTCTTGGCATCCTGATCAATAAGTTCACCGTTTCTATAAATCTCAAAGACGCGCGGATTAATACCACGACGAATCATGAATTTATCGGATCCACGACTAAAATCAATCTCAACTAAACACCCTTTTTCATTGACTGAATTGACGAGTGTAGGAATATTGATCTTACGAAATGGTTTGCCAAACAACGCAAATGTAATGGAATCAAGAAAAGCAAAAGACTTTCCACTTCCATTGCTTCCACAGATAAGAGTTGTGCTGTTTTTATCCAGCACGATTTCTGTGATATTGTTTCCAAAAGATCCAAAGTTTTTGAATCTTACTTTTTCAAATTTAATCATATCTTCAGACTTTCCATATAAAGATCACGAATCAAAGTCTTAAGTTTACCCTTATCTACATCGCGTTCAATCGCATCAATCTCACGACCTATGATGCTCATTGTATCCTCAGATTCACTGAATTCAACTCCAGATGTTTTATGATCTATTTGATCTTCCACTACCGATAGATCTTGAATTCCTTTATCCCAAAGAGCATCAATAAATTTATCAAAGATTTCTTGTCGTGCCTTGGATCTTACAGTGACACGAATAAACCCATTCTTTAGATTAGTTTCATTTATAAATTTGACAATACGCTTGACTTCATCTTGATTGGAATCGTCATAGTTAAACACATGAAATATATTGCCAGCATTCTCAATAAAATCCATCTCGTCGGTTTCTGTGTCATAAACATGAAATCCTTTTGTAGAATATACATCTGAGAAATTCAATTGATATTGAGTCCCAAGATAATGAATATTTCCTTGTGATTGTTTGATATGAAAGTGTCCAGATAGAACACGATCAAATCGTTTGAAGATTTCTGTAGTGAATCCGTGTGAATGCTTGACACCCATGACTACTTGGAATCCATTGATTTCAAAATGTCCACCAATCATTCTACATGGACATTTTGAAACGAAATCAACGACTTCTGCTTCGTTATCCTTAGTCACCCAAGGAACTATTCCAAAGCAGAAGTCGTCAAAATTAATTGTAGTTGGTTTTTCGTAAAGTTTAATATTATCGTAGCGATCAGTCAAAAGTTCACGCAAAGAATTTAATTCATTTGTGTTGCGAAAATAAGTATCATGATTTCCTATGGTAATATGAAAAGTGATATTGTGTTCTTGCAACTTATTCACAAATCGTGTTCTGACCAAAGAAAGCGTGTTGAAATTAACATACTTCCTTCGGTCAAAAAAGTCACCAAGATGAATAACTTGAGTAATATTGTTTTCTTTTAAAAATGGAAAGAATTGATTTTCAAAAAAAGATAGGGCATTATCCAAAAAGAACGGCGAATCATTTCGTACACCAAAATGGGTATCACAAATAAATGCTAATTTCACTTGCGCTTCCTTTGTTTCCTTTTCTTTTTATCTTTGGGTTCTAACTTTTCAATATCATTTTCAGTTAATGCAAAATGTTTTTGTAAAAATTCACCATATGAACTTGCCTCTCCATCTTGCTTCAACCAATTCACCACTTTACCATCAAGATCGTTTAATTGCAAGCACTTATATTTTATAAATGCTTGTTTCTTTTCTTTTTCTATGCGACGAAGAAAAGCATAATAAATTATCTGAGTAAAATATGAAAATGGATTTGATGATTTTTCAGGATCAAAATTATGAGCATATAGAAGACAATTCTCAATACCATCACCAATCATATCATCTCTAAATTGATAATTGATAAAGTTTGGTCTATGCGAGAGATGCTCTGCAATCTTAAGAAATGATTCTGCAATATAGTCAGTAACAGGTGGACGCTTTTCTCCACACTGCTCTGCAATATGCACTAGTTTTTTCCATTCGGTCATTGACTTGCAAAACTTTACATTGTCTATGTAATGTTTCAGAGTCTTTACTTCTTGTTCTATAATTTTTGGATCTTCATTTTCGTTTTTCATGGTCATCCTGTTCGTAATACAAGTATAGCATGGAAAACCAATCTTTCAAGTGTTTTATACTATTTTTGGTAAACTTGATGATAAGGGCTTGACAAGAATCGTACATTGCGTGTATAATTTCTGTGTGGTAATAAAGAAGGATCCCTATAGTAGCTAACTATTAGTTATAGTCATCTGACTTAGGATCGGGATTCCAATCGGAAAACTTAGTACCGAAATCGCCACGATCCTTCTCATCACCAGTGAACTTATTACGCTTCTTGACTTCTTTTACCATATCAAGTAGAACTTTTGGTTCTAGAAGACCACTGGTCACCATATTCATAATTGCCTCAGCTGGAATGTAGAGTTGCATCATAATCATATGACGCTCTAATTCGCTCTCATCTGACATATCTGGTGGAAGATAGTCCTTCTTTGGTTTTCTTTTTCTCTTTGGACCTTCTCTATTAGAAGATTCTCTATGAGAAGTAGGAGGTCGCGTATAATCCAAAGATTGATTAATAAGTTGTTCCAAGAACATACCAAACACATCTGCATCTTTTTCATTCATTTTAATAGAAGATGCTGGTGGTTTTTCTGTTTCTTCGACAGAAGTCTTGTAACTATCTTTGTCAAATTCTTTGACACTTTCAATTTCATATAGTTTTTTGGTGTTCGTATTTGGTTCACTGATGAATGCCACATGATCCATTGGCAATGAAACATTTTTCTCATCGGTATTTACCAACCAATCATGAATTGTGGTGATATCACAAGGATTACCATCATCATTAAATGATTGAATTATGTTGAAGAACATAGGTTGAAAGATTTTTACTGAGGATTCAGTTTCTTCAAGAATCTGACCTATTATTTCTTCACCGCTTCTAAGTTTCAGGATTTTAAGATTCATTGTTAGTTCCTAACTTAATTTAATTTTAGTTTTCTTGAATGTGAACTCTTCATTAGTATATATGGTAGTGCGCTCATCTAGGTGTCGGAGAGCATGATTTCTATACTTGCCCCAACTGAGATCGTCTCCTATGTCATATACCGTTGCTTTTTCCTTTGTATCTGACTTTCTAAGACCACGACCAATGGATTGAAGAACACGAACAACTGATTTTGATGGGGAAGCAAATACAATTGCGTGAATGTTTTTAATATTAATACCTGTGCTGCATGTTCCATAGGATGCCACAAGAACGCTATTGTTGCCCTTGTCTACAATCTTTCGTATTTCTTCTCTTTGTTCAATTTCGGTTTTACCACAGATAAGATATGACTGTTTCTTACTTGCCTTTGAAATCTTCTGATATAGAGGTATTCCATGCTTCTCAACAAAATTAAAAAGAACGAGCACATTACCAGGAATGCTAGTTGCGAGATCTGTAATAAACTGATTTCGTTTATCATTGAGAACTAACCATTCAATTTCATCAGGATATTTTGCACGCTTAATCTCCTGTATATCTTTGTCAGTATAACGAAGAATCAAACATTCAATATTTAGCTGAGCTAGTACTTCTTTATCTATAAGTTCTTTTGTAGATGTGACTTGATGCACAGGACCAAATAATCCTTCAAGAACCAACCGATGTACCTGCGTGCCATCAAGCGTGCCTGTGGTTCCGATTCTATATTCACAGGTCTTCAATTTACTCATGATCTTTACTAGAGATTTTGCCTTAAACAAATGAGACTCATCGCCGATGATACTATCAAATTGTTCAAAGTATCTTTCATCCTGTGTATAAAGACTTTGCCATGTGGATATTATAACTCTACATTCAGTTGTTTTTTCCTGACCACCATATATTAAATGAATATGTTTGGCAATTGCCTTGGTATTTGCATAATCTTGAAAGTCTGAATTTAATTGTGTAACAAGTCCTGTGGTGGGTACAACAATTAGAATCTTTTTCTTTGTACGCTTTAAAAGTTCAAGCATAATCATATAGATGATCAAACTCTTACCACTGCCCGTTGGCGATATCAGGAGAGTCCTACGATTTTCAAGGGCGTGTTTGATCGCATCAATCTGGTAGTCGTGCGGTTGAATGACCTTGCCTCCAGAATAGACTGTAGGCAGTTCTAAGCAAGTGGTGTCTCGCGATAGACTTGATTGATATTCTACTTTGTAACCACGATCAGAAGCAAATGTCAGAACATATGAAAGCAATCCAGCATAGATTTTGTTTGTAAGAATACTGAACAAACGAATCTTGCCATCCCAACGCTTCTTGCGAAATGCTGGATTGTATTGCGAATTTGGTACATTGAAGGTAAAGAATGAGGATAACTCCTTGGCGATACCTTTCTCGCACTCAATTTCGATATACACAGAATCTACTTGATGTATCTTAATCATACGCCTTGGGTAAACTTAATCCATTCAATCGCTGAACGAATATTCCACATTTTGTTTGAAATGATCTTGATGACACTTTCAATGTATATTACTTTTTCTTTTTGAAGAAATACTTTATTTGAAAGGTTAATGACTTCAGAATCGCTGTCAATGAACCGATCAAGATCTTGCTTAAGAATGTTAAGACCAAATGGTTCCCAACCTTTCTTCTTTAGTTCTTCTTCTGACAATTTGCCAGAGTAATATAACCATTTATCACGCTTGAGTACTTTGAGTTTAGATTCAAAGTTTTCAAGAACGAGTTTCTCATCCATAAGAATACAAAGATATTTATTGTGAATCTGAGGAACCTTCGTAGACTCTTCGTCTAGGTGGTTGACATCAATTACAGTATCAAGTTCCGCTTGTGCTTTTATTTGGTCAATGTTCATAATGTAAAGTATAGGGGATTAAGGTTCGCTTGTGAATACATTCACTTCATAGTGAGTGTACGAAAATGTTGCGGTTGCTATGATTGTGTCGGTATCTGCTAATGATGAATCAAAATCAATACCACTTAGAAATGTTGGATATACATTTTTAAATGTAAAAGAAATCATTGGTCTATACGCACTATTTAATACAAGTAAATATGCGCTTGCTACCTTTTGATGTTCATTTAAAACTTCAGTTGCGCTATTGTACGATACACCAAGATCCTTTATCCAGTTGTGAATTTCTAACCAATTTTTCATATTTTCATCAACAGAAAACCCTATTTGTAGATCCTCATAGACATAGGAGGTTCCTGGTCTTTTGATTGTCACACCAGTTGGATTTGATTGAATACTTGTTCCAAAACTCAATGATGGCACATTTGCTCTTTGGCAAAAATATGTCATAGTTGGGCAACGAGTCATAACAAATCTAAACTTATTATTTGTTAAAGTATTATTTGTTGTTGGTTGAAAGTTATTTTCAAATAACATATCTCCAGGCAAATCTTTTAAAATGCTCGCTGGAACATTATCTCGGATTATCTGCTGATTGTTGTTTGGCATACTAGTATTTATAAAAGAAAAACCCAGGGACTTTCATCCCTGGGTCTTCTTAATTATTTACTGATCTCTATCAGGCGGTATTGCCGTGGAGATTCTTGACTGCGAAGAGGCGGAAGTATGCATTTGTAGATGCAACTAGACCATCGTTGCCAAGTTGTGTTGATGTAAATGCATCGCGACCTTGAGCGAACGGATTGGCGACAAGACCGTAACGAGTCTTGAAACCAATCTTCGGTTGGAAGGTGTCTTGGCCAACAGCACGGACCATTTGTAGTGGAACATATGGGCAGTAGAAGAATCCTGCGTCATATGGTGAGGTTCCCTTGTATCCAACAGTGATAAAGTTGACATTGTTGGCAACGAATGGATCAATGAATACCTTAAACTTATTGTTAAGAACACCAGCGAAGACATTACCAGTATCATCTACTTGCATATCAACATTGAGTGCTGGTGAGAGATTAAGGAATCCACCCATTGCAAGTGCTGATGCAACATCTGCACTGCATACGATGAAGTTACCCTTACCTCTACGAGTATCCTTAGCAATTTGATTTGCTTCGCGTTCAATTTGGAACATCAAACCACGATAGCGTTCTGCTGACCAACGACCGTCAGAATCTTGGATAAGATCATATACGCCGCCAGCTGGTGTAGCAACTGATCCATAACCAGCAAGATCGTCATTTACGCAACCTGTCTTAGCAACAAAATACATTGCTCGGAGAATTTCGCGGTT